CTTGGACTTCATCCCAGACATTCTGGCGCAGAAGGACTTTCGCCGTGCTGCGTCTTTGTCGGTCTTTGGATTTGGAGCGGGGGCCTTCAGGCCCGGCTTGCCGGGGTTCGCCTTGTTGTAGGAGGCTCGCCCTTTGGCGTTTAGCCCGCCCTTCTCGGACTTGCCCTCTTTCCTCGTCCATGCCGCTGACTTAGCCATAGAACACCGTCACAGACGTGACGTTCGCAGGTACGACCCAGACAGCATTCTCAAAGAGGATGCCTTCGCCGGGCAACAAAATGTGCTGCGTATCCGCAACTGCTGCCGTAGCGATGTTGAGTTTTACAGTCCCGCCGTCACCATCTTCAATCTGAACTGACCCAGCAGTGGCGGTCGTAACAAAAGAAAGCGCCTTCACGCGTGTGCGGTAGGGCACAGCCGCGCTTTCGGACGTTACCGTGGCGGCTTTGACATCGGTTTGCATTCCCATAATTTAGCTCCTTACAAATGAATTAAACCCCGTTGCCGGGGCGAGCTAATTAACTGAGTGCAGCGCCAACAGCAGTAACCCAAGCGGAACCAGTGCTGATAACCAAGCAATATTCGTTGTCACCTGCGCCGTTGTCGCTAATTAAACGTACCTGACCTGCGTTAGCTGCTGAAGCGGCGGGTAATGCGGCGGTAGTAGAAATGGTCAGATCAGCGTAGGGGCCTTCAAAGCCGTTGTTAGATACGACTGGGCCGGAGAATGTGGTTTGTGCCATGATATTTCCTTACATGCAAGTTAGGCGTATCTGTCTGCATGTCGTCAGCCGGGACTGTCAGATACACCGGGAACCCCGGGATGTTGCCAATATAACACCAACAAAAAATAAACGCAAGAAAAAGGGGAGCCGAAGCTCCCCTTTTCCGTCAGGCTTAAGCGCCTGCTGAACCCCAGATACCCAGAGGATCAGACCAGCCGAAGCTATAACGCTCGCGGGCCTTGTAACGTACGTTACCGGTGTCAAAGTCACCGTCCATAGAGGTAGCCAAAGCGGTGCGCTCAAAGTGCTTCAAGCCGTTAGGAACGTCAGTCATCAAGAACCAAGCGTTGCTATCAGTCAAGAAGTGGTTCACAGTGAAACCGCCGGGAATTGCATTATCGCTACGCAACGCGTTGATGTCGTTGTTAGCGGTATCGGTACGCAACTCAGTCTTCATCAGACGAGTGGCAACGAACTGCAATGATGGGGGAATCACCAGCTTTTGAGCGCGAGCAGCGATCAACAAGCCACGCTCATCGGTCCAACCAGCGATCTGGATGATCGCATTTTCCAACGAAGTTTCGTTGAGGTCGGCACCAGTGGTGGGGCTGTTGTAGTTCTGACCGCCATTGACCAAAGGATGGCCTACGCGGGTAGAGCTGCTGTTAACACCACACAAAGAGACGCCGTCACCACCAAGGTAAGAACCGCTGAATGCGTTGTTCAATACAGCAGCAGCTTTAACTTGTTTGGTGTAAGACATCGCACGGGCCAAAGACTTGGTGTAACGAGCAGACAGGCTGTCGTACAAGTTGTCTTCAACAGCTTCTTCAGTGATGGAGAAGCCCAGAGCGATAGTCTCGTGGTTGTAGCGAGCGGTGAACGCTTCTTGCGCGTTGTCATAACTGATGGCAGCGCCTTCAGCCTTGACAGGTGCAGAACCAAAACCAGCTAGCTTGGTCTCTTCTTCAAATGAGCGCTCAGAAGATTCAGTTTCGTAAATCTCTTTGTGCTCTTCGCCATAACGCTTGTATTCCATGCCGAACAGAGCGTTCAAGCCGGGCAACAGCTCTTTAAGTAGTTGACTGCGTGAAATTGCCATTTTTATTTACTCCTTACAGACCAACGTTATTCAAATATGAATGAGCGCTGGGGTTGAACTTAACCAACACGTCTGTATAAGCATCGCCTGCGGGTGAGGCGAAACCGACAATACGGAAGGCAGCAGCAGTCGTTTGAACGGTAGCATCCAAAGCTGAAGTAGAGTTACCAGTAGTGGTAGAACCAGTAGAGGTAGACTGCACAGCAGCAAAGAATGTGTTGGTGCCCAAGACTGTTTGAGCGCCAGAACCATCCAATTGAGCTTGGAACGTGACGTTAGGGTCAGTAACGACATAGGCCTTGACCACGCCAGTTGTACCGCTGGGGTAGTATTGGCTGTGAATCACTTGACCTTGTGCGTTGACGTACTCGCAACCAACGAACACACCAATAGCACCGACGCCAGAGCCGCCGAGGTTGTTGGTAGTGATGTCAGCGCCAGTAGCGGTAGAGATAGCCAAATAGCCATCAGAACCGACAATCACGACCTGACCATTGAAAATGTTGGTGGCTTCGCCAGCCGGATCAATCAGAAATTCTTCCGTTGCGCCAGCATAAGGCATGCCATCAACACGCTTGACGGGTTTTAGCCCGTAGGGTGCAGCAGTATTTGCCATGTTTAAAAACTCCTAAATTACTTAGAACCTGAACCAAAACCCCCACCGCGACTGTTCGATGACTTTCTGTCGGAGAACAATGGCATACGGGGATCACTGTTTCGCATGAAGTGGTTGTCCACTGAATCCATCTGGGACTGAGCCTGTTGGTTATAGTACCGGTCGCGGGCTTCCGCCATCTCTTGTGGCATCTTGCAGAGCATGAGGCCACCAATTTCAACGTTACCTGTTGCGTCGTTACCCATCAGCATCAATTCTGGATGGTCTACTGCTTTGACCGGTTCCCAGCCCTCACGCATCTTTTTAGACACGTTAGTCGGATCAGCCTGTCCCATGATATGCGTAGCAATCCATCGGTAGACATAACCCGGTTCGGGAGTGGGGTCTGGCAGTGCACTCGGCGGTACGTATACAGCACGAGCATTTTTTTCGCGTGAGTTAATGTCACGAGGTGTACGGTTTTCAGCCATTTGATTTCTCCATCTTTGCCAATTCAACAGCGTATTGCTGCGGTGTTAGTCCAAATTTCTTTGCCAACGCAACTTGCGTCGGAGTTAACTGGACTTTTCTCGCTCCAGTCGAACGAGTCGCTGGTGCCACTACTGTGCTCGGCTTTCTGGAGACATCACCGGACTTCGGCCTGTCTTCAGTTTCCCCGAAAAATTCGCGGAACGTTGACTTCATGCGAGCATTTATTCGCTCGAAATACTCATCGCTGCGGGGATCAATCCCCGAGTTCACTAGCTTCTGGTGCAGCCCTAGTGCAAAGCTGGTCATTTCCTCGTTCCCCGGAGCGCCGAACCACTGGTTTTGTGCCTGCCAGCGCAGTGTTTTTTGGTCGACTTCCTGCTGTCGGGGTACGCTTTGATTAGTTTGTACCTCATCTTCATCGACTTGTAAAGGGGTTATCCGAAAATTTTCTGCCGCCTTTGCTTTCATTTTAGCTTCAAGAAGCGCTTCTTGTGCTGCAATGATGGCATCGGTGTCATAGGCTTCGTTGGCTTCCCTCAATGCACGGCGTGCATTTTCGACTTCGGACTCGGCAACTTGTTTAATAGAGGCGGCATACTGCTCTGATCCAGTATTTACATGCTGGCGCAGTTTGCGGTTTTCCTCAACCATGTGCTGTGCAAGACGCTCAAGCTCCTGTTTCTCACGCAACAAGGCTTCTTTTGCCCGGCGCTCGTCGTGACGGGCGTGGGTTAGTTCCTTGATCCGCTTCTGAACATTACCGGTATAACTCTCAATTTCTTCGTCCGTTGGGTCAGTGACTTCACGGTCTAGAGGTTTACGACCACGGTCTTTTTCAGGAGTGTCATCAACAATTTCAACTTCCAGTTCATCTGACGTATTGTCTGAACTTTCATCGCTAACCTGTTGTTTTTCCTCGATTTCGTCGGGGAACTCGTACTTATCGTCTTCCATTTTTACTCCTTATGCGCGGCTTAGGCCACGAGGGTCTTGCACAACAGCCTCAACCTGATCGTCATTAATCAGGCGAAACTCTTTTCCGTAGATTTTGAAACGCGTACCGGAATACGTACGCACGAGTACAAAGTCGCCCGCCTTACACCACGCACCCGTGGGAAATTTGGATTCGTCTTTATACGCGTCTGGTCCAACCCGTAAAACAAACAGAGCCGTTGTGGCATGCTCTTCTTGCTTCATGTACGCATCGGCCTTAACGATTGAGGAGTTCTCAAACGTGTCCGTCACGTCGGGCACAACACACAAAATCTTCCACCCCTTTGGCTCAGGCAACGCCGTAGCTTTTTGCTCGTCCGTCGCTTCTTCCTCTGGTTTATCGGCAGGTTGTATGTGTTTGGGTAGGGTTAACCCGGGGGGCAGTAGGATTTCACTCATTGGCTTCTTCGACTTTCTTAGCAAGGTCAATTAGATAACGCTCTGCAAGGGCCAGACCCTGAATAATCCCGCAGAGTTTTTGGTATTCGTCGAAGGAGCGACAAGTTCCACCCGCGCAGTCGTCTGCGTAGTTGTTCATGTCGGTGCGTATTTGTTCGCGCAATACGCGTGCGAAGTCTTGGATCATCGTTTCTGATTACCTCGGGTTTGTGCTTGCGCACGGGATTTTGCGATGTCGATGCCCATTTGAGCCCCGGCACGTTGTTGATCTGCGGACAGTCGGGCCTTTTGGGCATCAAGCTGGGCCTTTTGGTTTTCCATGCTAATTGCAAGTTTCATAGACTCCAGCTCCAGCTTGGCTTTCATTTCCTCTTCTTTCAAGCGCAGCTCGTCTGCATCGCCTGCAGCGTCGGTTACGAGTTTTTGTTTCTTCAGCTCCAGCTCCTGCATCTTGATCTGCAACTCTTGCTGCTGCATCTGCAGAATCGGGTCCTGTGCCTGCTGCTGGGCTTGCTGTTGCGCAGCTTGGGCTTGGCTCTGCATCAACACCTGATTTGCCGCCTGCGCCATCATGCTGGACAAGGCCAACTCTATCTGCGGTGGCAGTTTCTCGTCTTCTGGAGGCAGTGGCATACCCAACTGCTGCTCAATCTTCTGGCGATAAGAGAAGCCAACGTGATCGGCAACGTGTGCCATCATCGCCGCTTGAATCATCGGAGCGCGGGGGTTCTGCCCAATCAACTGCATGATTGTCGGGTCTTGGATCATCGCCATGTGTACAGCGATGTGGGAGTCGTGGTCTTGGTACCGGAACGCTTTGACCGGGTCTCCCGACAGAAGGTTTTTGTTCTCTGTCACTGGGTCGGTCGGCTTCATGTCTTCTTCCAAAGGCACGAGTTTGTCGGCGTTCTTGATGCCCAGAACCTCCAACATGCCACGGTGCAGTTTGGGTAAGTCGTAGATGTCGGGAGCAGACTGGGCCAACTGGATGACAGCTTGGTACTGCACAACACGCTGTGACAACGTAGCGGCGTTAGGATCGCTAACGGGCATGATGTCTACGTGGTCGTAGTCAGCGCCTTTGGCACGGGCACCCTCTTCGCCGTCCGGTGTGTAGTCGTACTCGTCAGGGGTGTAATCGCGGATGATGCCCGCGAGCAACTGCAATTCTTGCTTTAGGGCGTAGTGCACCCGAGCCTGAACAGCCGTCATCACCTTCAACTGACGCTCCAGCAATGCCAGAGTTGAGCCGACCGGTGCGTTCGCACTCATGTCGGAGACCTTCAT